CAACTTTCTGGCCTTGGTTACAGACTTCTTCCGCTACAGGTAAAAATGTATGGGTACCAGCTTCAGTTGTTATTCCAGGAATTTATGCTTTCACTGACGGAGCAGCAGCACCATGGTTTGCACCAGCAGGTCTTGTAAGAGGAGGAATCGTTGGAGTAATTCAAGCAGAAAGAAAATTATCTAGAACAGATAGAGATACTTTATATAACGGAAAAGTTAACCCAATCGCTACTTTCCCTGGAACAGGTTTAGCAGTATTTGGACAGAAAACTTTACAAACTAAAGCTTCTGCTTTAGATAGAGTAAACGTTAGAAGATTATTAATTGACCTTAAGAAGTTTATTGGTGATCAAGCTAAAAACCTAGTATTCGAACAGAATACAATTACAACAAGAAATAAATTCTTATCTACAGTTAACCCTTACTTAGAATCAGTAACACAGAGACAAGGTCTTTATGCTTACAGAGTGGTAATGGACGATACTAACAATACAGCAGATGTTATTGATAGAAACCAATTAGTTGGTCAGATCTTTATACAGCCAGCTAAAACAGCAGAATTTATTGTATTAGACTTCGTAGTAGAACCAACAGGAGCTTCTTTCGCAGGATAATTTTTTAAACGATATTTATAATAAAGCAAATATAACATGGCAGTATTAGATCCAAACGAAATAATGTTCAGAGCATTCGAACCAAAAGTACAAAACAGATTTGTTATGTACATGGACGGTATTCCTTCCTTCTTGGTTAAGAACGTAAAGGCTCCAACATTTACAGATAACGTAGTAAAGTTAGATCATATTAACTCATACAGAAAGATTAGAGGAAAAAGAGAATGGTCAGATATGACTATGACACTTTACGATCCAATCACTCCATCAGGAGCACAAGCAGTAATGGAATGGGCACGTCTATCATATGAATCAGTAACCGGTAGAGCTGGTTATTCAGATTTCTACAAAAAAGACTTAACACTAAACATTTTAGGTCCTGTAGGAGATATCGTAGGAGAATGGATTATAAAAGGAGCATTCTTACAGACAGGAGATTTTGGTCAGTTTGACTGGTCATCAGATGCTGTAGTAGACTTAAACATTACAGTAGCAATGGATTATTGCATCCTCAACTACTAAAAGTAACTAACATATTTAATAAAGCCCGGATTTTATCCGGGTTTTGTTGTTTTAAAAATAAAATGTTCTTATATTTATATTTAGAACTAGTTACTATTAAATAAAATTTATGGAATCTAAATTTAAATTACCTACCGAGACGGTAGAATTACCATCCAAAGGATTACTTTACCCGGAGGATTCTCCTTTATCAAAAGGTACTATCGAAATGAAGTATATGACTGCTAAGGAAGAAGACATTCTTACGAATGCTAACTACATACAAAAAGGAGTAGTAATTGATAAACTACTACAGTCCTTGATTGTGACAGAAGGCGTTTCTTATAATGAACTGCTAAATGGAGATAAAAACGCTATCATGGTAGCCGCAAGGATTTTATCCTACGGTAAAGATTATGTAGTGCAAATTAAAGGAAAAGAGGAAGTTATAGACCTTAGTTTACTAAAGAGTAAAGAAATAGACTACACTTTATTTGAAAATCGTAAAAACGAATTTACTCTACAGCTTCCACACACCCATAATAATGTAACCTTTAAGTTACTAACACATGGTGATGATACTGCAATAGAAAGAGAAATTGCAGGTCTACAAAAAATAAATAAAGACAACATAGCCTCCAGTACTACAAGACTTAAACATATGATAACATCTGTTAACGGACTTACAGATAAGAAAGATATTAGAGAATTTGTAGATAATTACTTACTAGCTAAAGACGCTAGAGCAATAAGAGAAGAGTATACAAAAATTAATCCAGATATAGATTTGACAGTTTATGTAGACGGCGTTGAGGAGGGCGTCGATCTTCCGATCACTCTAAACTTTTTTTGGCCTGACGCTAGAACATAGAAACGGTATTTTCTCTCAAATACACGAAATTGTATTCCACGGTAATGGAGGGTATAGTTATGAAACAGTTTACAATATGCCAATATGGCTTAGAAGATTTACATTTCAGAAACTTAAAGACCATTATGAAAAAGTAAATGAGGAAACATCTAATAAAAATGTTAAATCCAACAAGGATATAAAAGGTCCGGATATTAAACCGGCATATAGTACAAAGGCTTCTAAATAATAGAGGCCTTAACTATTTATACTATATAAATAAAGATGGCAGTAAACGATGATTTAAGAGAAGGAAAAAAACTTCTTGAAGAATTAAATACATTAAGACGTAAGATGAATAAGGAGCCTTTAAGGTTATCCGATGATGAGACTTTACGCCAGTTTAAAGACCTTCCTAAAGATATTGAAGCAGCTCGTAGAGAGTTAGCTGATTTAGAAGGAACAGCCACAAATTTATACGAAGCTCTCAAAGGCGTAACTTCCGAAATCAAAGGACAGTTAACACCAATTAGTGAAATTAGACAAGCTTTCCGTTCATTAACTAAAGATGCCCAGAAACTAAAATACGACGAACAGGAAATTAACCAACTCTCCATTAAGGAGCTTCAGAATCTACAAAAACGAGCAAAACAAAATGTAGATATACTCAAAACTTCTACAGAAAGATTTACAGCATCCGAGAAATTTAACGGAACCGAAGTACAAGCTTTACTTAAGAGGGTAAAGAATATGGAGCTTGTAGGCAAATCTCAAGAAGAGATTAACGAATATGCCTCCCTGCAACTAAAAACTATACAAGGGCTATCAGAAGAAGAAAAAGCAATACTTGCTAACTACATTGATCAGGGTAAACAAGCAGAAGCTCTATTAAAAATAGCTGAAGGCCGACTTAATTTAGAAAAAGAAGTCAACAAAAACACAAGAGGTTTTGCAGCTTTAGCTGGCCTTGCATCTGCAATACCGGGGTTAAGTAAATTAGCCGGTCCATTCAAAGAAGCAGAAAAAGTTGCAAAAGATACATTTAGGTCTACACAAGATTCAACTAAGTCTAACGCAGCAGGAGTTAAAGAACTAGCCACAGCATTTAAAGCTCCTTTATTTCAATTAGGGTTATTGGCTTCTCTATTTAAAGGTGTATTAAATATAGCATTCCAATTAGATGGACAAATTACCGAGGTTGCAAAATCACAAGGTAAATCTTATGCAGAGGCATCAGCGTTTAGAGCTGAACTGCAAGATGCAGCAGATGCTAGTGGAAATATTGTACAGACAACTAAAAGCTTACTTGAAGCACAGCAACAACTTAGCAAAGTAGCAGGAGTCACAGCAGGATTTAAAGTAAAAGAGTTACAAGATCAAGTAAGACTTACTAAAAATGTTGGCCTACAAGCAGAAGACGCAGCAAAATTAGCTACACTTCAAAGAGTAAACGGTCAAACCGCCGACGACACTTTAGACAGTATTATAGGTCAAACAACAGCATTAAAATTAGCTACCGGGGTAACATTAGATAATAGAGACGTACTTAAAGAAGTAGCTAATATATCAGGCCAGCTTGCTGCTAACTATAAAAACAATCCTATATTATTAGGAGAAGCAGTAGTAAAAGCAAGGAGTCTTGGACTTACAATGGCACAAACAGCTGGAATGGCCTCAGGATTGATACAGTTCGAATCTTCAATATCAGCTGAACTAGAAGCAGAGCTACTTACAGGTAAGGAGTTAAATCTTGAAAAAGCTAGAATGCTAGCTTTACAGGGAAAATCAGTTGAAGCAGCAGAAGAATTAGCTAAGCAGTTCGGAAGTTTAGAAGACTTTCAAAATATGAATGTCTTAGCACAAAACGCTCTGGCTAAGTCAATGAATACGACTGCTGATGAGTTAGCTAATAACCTACTTCAACAGGAAAACTTAAACAATTTAGGTAAAGTAGAGCTTGATAGAATACAGAAGAAAAGAGAGGAATTACTTAAACTAGGAAAATTTGCAGAAGCAGATGCCCTCTTATCTCAAGCTAGAAATGACGAAGAAGCAAAAGCTGCTCTCTATAGACTATCTGCTCAAGAAAAATTTACTGCAGCCGTTGAAAAAGCAAAAGACTTATTTGTTGGACTTATAGATAATATGCCTACACTGTTAGGTATTTTAGGTACAATAGCAGGAGTAATGGCATCTATAGCCATTTCAGCAGTTATTGCATCAGGAGGTACAGACGCTATAGGAGGTGCAATAGGTTTAGCAGCACTTGGTATTGGAGGGGGAATAGCCGGCGCAGCAATAGGCCGTTCATTAGAAGGACCGGAAACAAAACCTAATGGGGAAATAATACAAGACGGTATAATTACCCCAACAGGAGGTTTAGAAGTAAAAGGACCTAAAGGCTCTATATACTTAGATAAAGATGATTCAGTTATTGCTGGAACTGCTCTTAATAGAAATAATAATACCAGTGGTAACTCTAATGCCGATACTGTGCTTAATAAAATATTAAAAGCGATAGAAGCTGGAGGAGATGTATACTTAGATGCAAATAAAGTAGGACAGGCATTATCACTTGGTATATATAAATCAAGTTAAACTATTTATAATAAAATACAATATGGGATTAATAGACAAATTAGTAGACTCAAGTTTAGGACTTAAAGGACAAACACCGGCAAAAAGAGCAGGTGCTACACAGGCAGGTGATTTACATTACGATGCTAAGACTTTAGGACACACAGGAGCACATACCAACCTAGAACCAGGAGGACAGCCTTCAAAGTATACAGACAACTTACCTAAGTAAGAATATAAATGGCTATTCTAAAGAACTACATAGAGGGTAACCTAACCCAGTTGAATAAACTGAAGTATGGAGATACCGCTACAATTGGTAATGAACCTATTGTACAAAAAACCATACCTACAGATATAAGACAGTCTGGACCATCCTCAAATCAAGTTTCTAAAAGAATAGACGATTTGAAACGAATCGGAACCATACTAACCCAGAAACCTGGATTAAAGTATCTTGCTAACGAAACAGCTTTGAATGCAGCTAAGGTAACACCAAAAAGTGACCCGAATAAAACATTAGCCGGAAATATTATTAGCGGAATAGGAGCGAATCTTTTTAACTCTGTTAAAATTATTGGTTCTACGCTAGCTCAAGTTCCTTTGAATGGAACTGGTACACATTTTGTAAAAGGCTTTGCAGGTAAAGGGAAAGGTACCTATATGAGCGGTTTAGATACCGCACCACATACTCTTGCAAGACAGTCTGGAATAGTTTTTAATAACATTCCAATAGATGCTGTAAATACAGGAGAAGAGACTGCAGGAGGAAAATCTATTGAGGGAGGAATTTTAAAAAATCTACAATCAACCACCCAAACTAGCTTTAGTACAGAAAAAGAAATTTACAGTGGCTCTATAGCACCGTTATTTGACCCTAATAAAAAAATTAGAAAAGAACTAAGACTTGGATTAGGGGATATACCTGTTGCAGAAAAAGGAGCTAAAGTACCTAGAAGAAAAACAACAGACTCTACAAGAAAAACTTCATGGGAATACAGCCAAGATAAGGTAAACATGCTTGCACCTGTAGAAGGGTCTAAACTTGATGGGTTAACAGGAGAAACAGCAAGGGATTTAATCAAATTTAGATTTAAAATCATCACACCTGATAGTTCAAATGTTCTCTACTTTAGGGCGTACTTAAATTCTCTCAACGATAGTTTTTCTGGAAATTGGAATACATTTAATTATGCAGGAAGAGGAGAAAATTTTCATACTTATAACACTTTTGGTAGGAGTATCTCTTTAGGTTTTAAAATAGCAGCTCAAACCAGATGGGAAATGCGACCTCTCTATCAGAAAATAATACACCTTGCTTCTGCTACAGCTCCTTCGTATAATCAAGCTGGTTTTATGAGAGGAACTTTAACAGAAATTACAGTAGGAGATTATATATACGAACAACCAGGATTTCTTTCAAATGTCAGCTATACATGGAACCAAGACTACCCATGGGAAATTGCTATGAATAACCCAGAAGGTAAAACAGACAGACAGATCTACAGGAACTTCCTATGATATTAGATTGTCAACTTAGTTTTACACCAATACATAATTTTGTACCTAAAACAGGGTTTGATGCATTTGTAACTAATGGGAAAGCACTAAATAATGCAGATGGATTTTTTGTTAGAGACGGTAAAATAGTAGATCAACCTAAAAGTAGCGAAGTAGGAAATTATACTGAACAGCAACTACAAAATGCACAAGACTTATTAAACCAACCGGGGTTTAGTACTCTAGGTAGAGGATAGTAATTATGGCAGATAGATATAAAAATATACAGATACTTTCCAATGAAGAAGGAAGAGGGTATAGAAGTAATCCCATTTACCCATCTATTCCCCCTTCGGAAGATGACATATATGTACAAACTACCATTGGGGATAGGTACGATACTTTAGCATTACAGTTTTATAAAGATACAACTCTTTGGTGGATCATAGCAGCAGCTAATAATCACCAAAAAGCTTCCCTTGTCACAACACCGGGTATACAGTTAAGAATACCGGCTAACAAAACTGAAGCATTAAGGTTATTTAAAGAAGTTAATTCTACAAGATAAAGTTATATGGCTGAATTGAATGATCCTGTAATTGGAGGTAAACTAGACTCTACTGTTACTGAGCAGTTAGCTATTAGGAAACGAATACTAAACACAACAGCAGGTAGGACTAATGATAATCTGCTTTACTTAAATAGTAACACAGGATGGGTAAGACTAACCTCCTCAGTAAATGTAGAAACCCCAACTCCTCAAGGCGCAACAAAAGAGTATTCTAATATACTTGCTAAAGGTAATATACTTTTTGCTGGAACATCCACAAACACTTCTGTAAGGGGCGGCTACGGAGGTACAAACAGTAGTTATACACTTTCTAACACATTAGGAGAAAGACCTATGCCCGGTATCACCGATGTTACAATTTCCAGTCAAAACACATTCGGTACACTTCGTATTGGGACAGTTAGATTTACTGTAAATTCAATCGAGCAGCTTGATACAATGGAAGCTCTATTTATGAGACCTGGGTTTAGTGCTCTACTAGAATGGGGTCATACACTATACTACGAAAACGGTAATAACAAGCTACAGAAAAACCCAGAAACAATAGATGGATTTTTAACTGGTAATAGCCGCGCAGAAATAGATAAGAAAATTGTAGAGAAAAAAAAGGATACTTCAAATAACTATGACGGGATGTACGGAATTATAAAAAATTTCGTATGGAGTATGAATACAACTGGAGGGTATGATTGTAGTGTTGATATAATATCTGTAGGTGAGATATTAGAATCTATAAAAGTAGATATTTCACCTAGTACTATATTCACTACAGACCCATTTGAAATTGACCCTCAAGAGACATCAGCAGAAGACAGTACCACAGAAGCCAAAGCTGCAGCAGAGACTTTTAATGCAGCGCTAAAAGCAACTTCTCTTCATGCTTATTTAAATATTATTAAATATGCTGGTACTTCTAAATTCTACAAAGAAGAACCAGACTTTAACATTAATAAAACTAAACTTGAAAAGTCTAAAGCTGCAATAAGAGATCTACGGAAATATATACCTGGTTTTTTTAATAAAATCTCCAATCAATTAACTCTAAGTAGAACCTCCCTTGTAGTCCCTACAATACACCTACAAGGAGATGCAGCAGAAATATATGGTCCCTGGTCTTCTTATATAACTATAGGACACCTACTAGCAGTATTGAATGAAAGTTTTTTATTGAAAGACGGTAACGGATTAATATTTAAATTTTTTACGGGAGCAACAGACACAGTAAGAACTCCTTTCCTCACTTTCGATGGGCATATTGCACTTGATCCACAGATAGGGGTATTACCAAAACCACAATCTGCTGTTTCTTACGAAACTAGTAGCACTGGAGGGTTATCAAGAAAGATTGAAAATCCTAAATGGGATGATGTATTAAGGTACAATATTACAGACTTAGCTATAAACAGCTTAAAACATGGAGAATATAATGACATATTAGGAATATATTTGAATATTGACTTTATTTTAAAATGTCTAGATTCTACCCTAAATACAGATAACCCTACTAATAAGTCACTTCGGGACTTTATAAACAAAATCCTCAGTGGCCTTCAAGCAACGTTAGGAGGAGTAAATGACTTTGATTTACATTTTGAAGAAGATACTTCGACCTACTATGTTGTAGATAGAAAACTTACACCGGATAAAGATAAACTTAAAGGTTCTAAGTTTGAATTAATAGGTTTAAACAGCACTGTCGAAAACCTAACTCTTATTTCTAAACTTACAAATTCTATAACCACTATGATGGCAGTGTCAGCACAAGCTACATCGTCTGATATAGGAGAAGATACATTAGCACTTCAAAAATGGCAAGAAGGGCTTATAGACAGACACAGTAAATCAAAACAAATTTCCCAAGCTATTGCAAGTGAAGCATCTTGCTTGACAGAAGGAGAATTAAAAGTACAGATTGAAAATCAACAAAAAGCTAGAAAAAAAATTCAAGCAGAAGAACAAGACTGGGAAACTGTTGGAAATGTAGTACGTAAACTAAACACCCAGTACAATAGAACTACACTAAGTTATAATAATAGTGAAATTCAAGGAGCCAAGAGCAGTTTTAAAAACTTAATGGTTAAGTTATTAGAGTTTAATTCCAAAAGGAAAAAAGCAAGCCCAGCTGGTCTCATACCTTTAGAACTCAATCTTACAATACACGGTCTTGGAGGAATCAAAATAGGACAGGCTTTCACAGTGAGTGAAGAACTACTACCTTCAAGGTACAGGGGAAATGTAGGTTTTTTAATAACAGGTATAGATCATAAGATCAATAATAATAGATGGACCACAGGGATTAAAGCACAGATGATAATTATCTCTAAATATAAGGAAGATAATATTGAAATTACAATAACAGATATAAATAAAGCATTTGATATTATTAGTACACCACCTGTTCCTTTAGGTGATTTAGTAGATTGGAGAAAACCACTTGCTGTTATGAACTACAGGACAGGCGGCGCAGGTTTGGCTCATTTTGGTGCAAGTAGACTTAACGAAAGAGGTCAAACAAGGGCTCATATGGGCATTGATTTTACTGCTCGACCTGGAGAAGCAGTTTATTCTCCTATAGACGGAGTTCTTCAATTTACGAGAGCTTTTAGTAAATCAGGTACTACGAGTATTAGGATACAGGGAACAGGAAAATACGAAGGATACGGAGTACAACTTGGCTATGCCAAAGCTCTGAAAGGGTATAATTCCGGTAGAGTTGTAAAATCTGGAGAGCAAGTAGGAACAATGCAGAACATGGTTCAATATTACCCAAATGCACCAACAATGCAAAATCACTTACATTTTGCTTTATATTTAGGTAATAACCCAGAAAATAAAATAGATCCAACTGATTTAAAATTTATTTAAAATGTATCTACCTAAATCTAAGTACAAAAAAGCCAAACATACTACAGGAGACGAGTATGTATTCCTATCCGATCAAAAACCATACACTGGGTTTTATTTTGAAACTTATGAGAATCGGTTTTTTACTGGCAAAGAGCCTTCTTCTAAAAGTGTTGAATTAGTAAGCAGTAGAGGAGACGAACCACCAGTAGTTATCAAATTCACACCAGACATTATAATACCAACCTCAGATGATAGGATTAGAGGGAGTTACATTAGATACTTTTTGAAAGATACTAGAACTTCAAGAATTATTGAGGTGCAAAAAACAAAGTATTATGAATTGACAGAAAAAACATATATTCATGGTACCTCTTTAAATTGGATTTTAAAAGGCCCTGCTGAAAATATTACTGTCAAAGATTATACCTATGAAGGAGCTATAAATAAAAACATAAAATCAGTAAAAAATAAAGAAAACATACTTCCAGGATTAAAAGATTACATTAAAGACTATAAAGAGTTTGTAGAATAGAATATTCTTCCTATATTATATAAAAGGTTATTTTAAAAATGTTTTATATAGTTGAAGAAGAATCTAAATTAGATCATTTAGAGAGTTTAGCAAAATTAGGTTGTTATGTAGATGTTATTTCATCTAATGACTTATACCATCCCAAACTTACCTCGACTGTCGCCGTATATATCCGAATAGTAGGAAATGATTACGGATTTATTATTCCAATCAACCACGATGAAGGTATGAACGTTTCAAAAGAACGTGTCTACCGCATTCTACAAAAAGCCACATCACTTTATACATTAGACAAAAAGAACCTTCTCTACCACTTTAATCTACAAGAGGCAATAGACTTATCATTACTTTACTCGATGGTAAAATATGATAGGTTAGAGTATACAAAAGAGAACAATACCTTAAACTACTTTTACAATAAGTTTAAAGACTTTGAGAATATTAATCAACTGATTCCTATATCCAAATTATATGAATCATGTGAAAAAATATTTAGTCAAGTAGAAAAAACCATATCCTATCCTATTCCTAGCGGATTTGACTTTTATAACAAAATTGGTACAAATGTGTTCTATTTATTAGAACAACAAGGTCTGGGAGTGTATTATGAAAATTTTGTAAGATTGTTCACTCCCCGTGATCCTAAATACAATATAAAAGACAATATAGTTCTAACCCAATACAATCTATACAATGCAACCTCTAGACCAACTAATGCTTTTAATTCTGTTAATTTCGCTGCTATTCCTAAGGATACAGAGTACCGCAAAAGTTTCCACCCGACCGGGGATTACTTTGTTGAATTCGATTTTGATGGCTACCACCTTCGTCTACTTAGCGATCAGATTCTGTACCCTCTAACAGACGAATCAGCACACAAACAGCTAGCTAAACACTACTTCGGCACAGAAGATATCACAGAAGAACAATACTTAGAAGCAAAACAGATTAACTTTCAGGCAATTTATGGAAAAAT